CCTTTGTGTAACGAGCTGATAGTGTGTCATACAAGTTATCTTCTACAGCTTCTTCAGTTAAGCTGAAGCCAAGAGCGATAGTTTGATGATTGTATCGAGCAGTAAAAGCTTCTTGAGCATTGTCATAGGCGATTGCTGAGCCTTCGTTTTTGACAGGTGCTGCTGAAAAGCCTGATAGTTTTGTTTCTTCTTCGAATGAACGTTCTGAAGTCTCTGTTTCGTAGATTTCTTTATGTTCTTCGCCGTAACGTTTATACTCTAGACCGAACAAAGCGTTAAGTCCTGGGAGTAGCTCTTTAAGGAGCTGTGCGCGTGAAATAGCCATGTGTTATTCTCCTTATACGCCAGTTGGGTTTGTATACTGATGCGTATTAATGTTTATCTTAACAATAAACTCAACGAATGCATCAGCGCCAGTTGCAGTATCTCTAACCACATCAATAATACGAATAGGTAGAGAGCTAGTAGTATCTTGCGTTCCTTCATCAATCGCTACAGCAGAATTACCAGTAATAGTAGATCCAGCGTTTTGAATTAAAGCAATGTTGTTACCAATCGCAGATTTACCAATTGCAGCAACTGTTGTTCCAGAAGAACATGAAACTACTTGGAATAATGTATCAGGATCATCCGCAACAACTGCGAAAATTTGAGTGCCTGATTTAATTGCTGTACTAGCTGGATAAAACTGTTGTTGTTGTACTTGACCGGTAGAAGCATTTGTGAACTGCACACCTAAAAACACACCGCAAGGTGTAGCTGTAGTTGTACCTGTGTCTTTTTCAATTGTTCCATCGGAAACACGTTTTACTAAATCGCCATAGAAAATGTTTGTAGCATAGCCACTTGCAATTTCCATTAAGCGAGTTGACCCCGCAAAAACTTGACCACCAATTAAATTAACCGGTTTCAAGCCATACGGAGCAGATACGGTTGGATAAGCCATAATTGTCTCCTTTAAATATTTATATTAATTACCTTTACCAAAGGATGTCGTAGATTTCTTCTCTGAGAAAAGAGGCATACGTGCATCACTTTGTTTTAAAAAGTTGTTGTCAACTGCATCGGCTTGTTGTTTTGCTTGTGAAGCATAATGAGCCTTACGTTGTGCAACAAACTCTTCGGGGATCTTACAAAGTAATAAGCCACCAATTTCAATACCGTCTTTAAAACGGCTGTTTTGGTCGACCATTAACTTCATTTCAGGGTGGTCCGCTAATTTAACGGGTTCCCATCCTTCACGCATTTTTGAAGAGACATTTAGATTATCAGCTTCGTTCATGACACTTGTACGAATCCAACGGTATGCCCAACCTGGTACCTTTTTAAATTCAGGTAATAGTGAGGCAGGTTTCCAGCTATCTGCGCGTTGAAAATCATTTCTTGTATCTTGTTCACGATCTAATCTTGTATTATCCATTTGCATTCTCCAATTTTAAAGTTTCTCTTGCATATTGTTCCGGTGTTAGCCCAAATTTCTTAGCTAACGCTACTTGTGTCTTCGTCAATCGTACTTTTTTAGGCGCGGTACTACGCGTTGCCGGAGCAACTACAGTCGAAGGTTTTGTGCGCTCGGCGGGTTTTTCCTCGTCTAGCGTTGCATCCCCAAACATTTCTGGGAATCGTTTCTGCATCGTACTATCTATACGACGGTAATATTCGTCAGATGTAGGACTGATCCCACTTCTAACTAATTTCTCATGTAAGCCTAATGCAAGGCTTGTCATTTCTTCATCTTGTCCAAACCATTTATTATTGTCTTGCCAAGCAAGAGCTCTAGTATCAGGTTTAGGAATAGAAGGTTGATTTTGTGGTATATATACCTCATTTTGATCTTCTTGTAAAGCACTTTTAAATCTAGGCTCATATTGTTGCGCTTGAGACAATTTATATTGTGCATCATTCATTTTAGATTGAGCGTCAATAATTTGATCAGTATTACCTGAATCATAGGCTTCACGATAATCTCGCTTAGCTAAATTTAACTCATTCTCTAATGCGCTCTTAAGAGTTTGGATATAAGTTTCTTCTCCAGAACTTAAGTTAGATTTAAGCTTTTTATTTTCATCTGAGATTTGTTGAGCAAATCTAATTGCTTCTTCTCGTTCACGGTCAGCAGATTCTTTAGCACGTCTTTCGTCATGCCAAACTTTTTTAAGCTGCGCCATTCTTTGTTTAACTCTTTCAGAGTAATCATCGAGAGTATCTTTTTCTAATTCTTCTACTACTTCTTTTGGTAGGGGTTCACGGCCCTTATCTTGAGGTGGGGTATCGTCTTCTATTTCAAGATCAAGTTCATCTTGTACTTTAGCATCTACCTTAACTTCTTTAGGTTCCGCTTGTTTAGATTCTAGGTCAACTTCTTTTTCTTCAGGTATCTTACTGCCTGGTATTTCGTCATCGTCTGGATATTCAAAAATAATATCATCGTCTTTTACATCAGCCATATATTACTCCTTATGCGCGAGTGTAGCCGCGAGGATCTGCAACAACCCCCTCAACTGTATCGTCGTTAATAATGCGGAATTCTCTTCCGTGGATTTTAAATCTTGTACCTGCGTATGCACGTGTCAAAACAAAATCACCCTCTTTACACCATGGACCTGTAGGAAATCTAGTCTCATCTTTATAAGCTAAGTCACCTACTTTTACTACAAATAAAACTACAGTTGAATGTTCTTCTATAGTTCTAGTTGAATCTGCTTTTACAATACCACCTTTATATGTTTCGGCCGCATCGGGAATTGCACAAAGTATCTTGTATCCTTTAGGCTCAGGTAACTGTAAACCACGTTCTTCAATCGGTATATCTTCTACTTTTACTTCATCTACGCTTGGAATATGAACTGGCCGACCACTTGCATCAACTATATTCTTATTCATCGTGAGTATATGTTCACTCATCTTCAAATGTCTCCATTCTTTGTGCGAGGTCTTTAATCAAACTTTCTGCTACGGATAAACCTCGAATATATCCGGTCATATTTTGGTACGAAGCAAAATCTTTTGCTGCTCCGTCTCCTAAATTTATTAATACTGTTTTGCGCTGATCATCTATCCGAGACAATAATAGCTCTAGCGTTTGGTCCATTTAGTTACTCCTTAAGTTATGTTTGTTCCTTTTTTAAATTAAGTTCTTGTTTTTTACTTTCAGCTTCTAGACCAATTCTTACTCCATCTAAAGCTTGTTTAGACTCTAATTTTTTCTTATCCATTGTTACTTTTGCGGTCATTTCCATAGCATTTAATTTTTGTTCATTCTCAATTTTAGCTTTTTCTAATTCAAGTTTAGCTTTTTCTAAATCAACTTTTTGTTGGTCTATCTGAGTATCTGCCATCATTTTTTGTGCTTTGGCTTGTGACTCTTGTTGTTTAATTGCGAGTTCTTGTTGTTGCATTTGAATCAATGGATCTTGTTGCTGTTGTTGAATTTGTTGTTGTTGAACTTCAGCTTGATCTTTTTGTAGAAGTTTATTAGCCGCATCAGCAGTTAATCTAGATAGTTGAACTTCCACGTCTTCTGGTAAGTTTTCATCTGGATTAGGTAATGGTACGCCTAATTGTTCTTCAATTTGTTTTCTATATTCAAACGCAATATGTTCATTTATGTGAGCCATAGCTGCAGCTTGAATTTGAGAAGCCATTGGATTTTGGCCAACTATTTGCATTATTTTAGGATCTTGCATTGCTGCCATATGAACTGTAATGTGTGCTTCATGATCTTGATAGATAAATGCTTTAACAGGTTTACCATTAATGATTGCCATATTTTCAGATACTGGATCTTTTGGTTTTTGATCTTCTGAATTTGGAATAAGCTTACCAATATTCTTAACGCCTAATACTTCTAACATCTGACGATTAAGTTCTGGTAAATCATAGATCTGTGGATTTGCTTGAGCCATCTGCATAACAGCTTGATACTGAACAACTTTTTGTGACATGGTTGCAGCATTTGGGTCGCTTACAGGAATTACATCTACGTTATCATAGTCAGCTTGTTTAGCACGACGATCACCTACTTCAGGATCATAAGAATATTCTTCTGGCGTGTAATCTCGAATGATGCCTTTAAGTAATTTAAACTCTTGTTTCATTGCGTAGTAAATACGAGCTTGCACAGCTGACATTACTTTCAATGTTCTTTCTAATATAGCAAGGGTTGTGCCTACGGGTGAGTTAGCACTCATGTCAGATACTTTCATATCCGCAGCGGAAGCAAAGCGTCGTCCTTCTTCAATGATTTGATTCATTAATTGATTAAGAACTTGACTTGGTTCTTTATAAGGCAATGGTAAAATGTTATCGCGTATTGCACCTGATGGTACATCTACATCTCTAAATTCACCTGGAGCAATCGGAGTGTCATCGCCTTTAATTCTTAAACCGCGTGATTTAAGTCCGCCTGGTAAGTTTGATAGAGTACCTGCATCAACAAGTTGACGTAAGATCATAGTACCTGATTTGGCGAAAGCACCTATCAAATGAATTAAACCAAAGCAATAGAAACCAAAGCCTGGTATGTAACCGTAATGAACAAAGTGTTGACGCTTAGATTTTAATTTATCGTCTGGATTCCAATTACGACGAATTGCTAATATAGTACCTGTACCTTTTTCAATTGTTATTACATAAGGTAATGCAATTCCATCTTCACTATCGCCATTTTCTAAATCAATATTGACGTGCATCTCAAGAATTTTATATCTATCATCTTCTGTTGGATTGAAACCTAACTTCTCTGCAATTTTCTTTTCAGCTTCATCAATGTCTAAGAATGGTTCACCTAAATCTACATCACGATAAAATCCTGCTACTTGTAGTTTATGTAATTCATTTTTTGTCTTGCGCATAACATGTGTAACACGTTCTGCTGTTTCTAAATTAGATGCGCCATATGGAACTACGATATCTTCAGCGGGAACATATATTGCCACTTGACGTTCAAGTGATGGATCGTAATAAACTTTTTTAAATGAATTACCAGATAACCCTAGACCCCATAGCATGCGTTCGTGTTCAGGTCTATATTCAGGCATCATATCCGTGAGCTGATAATTCATATCATCTTTTACACGTTCAGCCGCATCTTCTTTTTCGCGCGTTTGTTTACCAATGATTACGGTTTTAACTGGGCCTGCGGCGGGGAATGTTTCCATCATAGTTTCAGCTTGGAACTTAACCAGCGCTTCTGTCATTAAGGGATGATATACATTACATGCGCCGGGCCACGGTTCTGTTCTGTCTTC